CTACCATAGCCACCGGTGTAAACCGGGAACACGTCATAATGCTCTGTTGTCAGGTCATAGACTCTGGCAAAGTCTAGGCTATCGGCTACCGCTTCGGCTTGTTCCGTATCCCAAAGCAGAGTACGGTAAAACTCGCCATCTTCCATCAAGCCTTCGACTAACAGTGGGCGTTCCATCGTTGCACCATCGGTAGCCCAGCCTGTAACCGTCCGGACGCTATCGGTGAACCGCACAGAACACCGGGTGTCGTAGCCCAGCAGGTCATAGTGACCCTCCAGACCGATAACCGTACCCCTGACTTGCGACCATCGGCTAAGATTGTCAAAGCCAGCGACCGTCTGCGTTCCAACCCGTAATGTTACTTCGTACATAGTGTCTGTCCCCTTGTGTCTGTCCGATGGTATCACCTGTCTGTCAAGCCATCATCAGTACCGCTATTTGCGGCAGACCCCGGAGGGTTTCGGCTATCTCCAATGCATAAAGTCTGTTTCATCATCATCATTCTCAGACTCTGGCTGAAGGTGAACAGCACCGGAAATCCAATCCTGCAGGTGGTCAAACGTACCGCCAGCATAGTACCGCTTCAGGTTGTCTGGAGTAACAAACGTATTGCATACAAATGTCCCGCCGGTGGTTATTTCAATGTATGCACCTTCACCGCTAACCATAGCGGATTGCAGGGCATTGACTAGCCCCTTGTGTGTAGAGGTAGCCTTCTGATTGATTTCGACTTTGTGTGTGAAAGATAAGATTGCCATAGTGTTCGTTCCGTTCCTTTGTTTCGTTCCCACCCCGCCACCGACATCAATACTAAACCACCACCAGCCTTGGTTGTCAAGTCTACCGAGTCGGTATCTGCCACGTTACAACCGAAATGCGGGACAGGAAAGATATATCTATATAACGCTACGTTCAGCCACCTTATAGCCGGGGGAAAAGTTGTTTGCCGTTGTTGTTGTTGGTATTGCAAATGAGTTGCGATAAGGCTTTTGTACAAGTTTTGACGGGATATTGACGGGATTTAGATGGAGTGAACGTCTGTTTGATGAAAAGCACCAGCAGTGTTTCGCCACCGCAAGGGCATCGTTATCTGCTAGGTATTGACAGTTGTTGACAGTTGTTAGCATAGGAGTATATTGTTTCGCCACCACTAGGCACCCTCCAACTGAGAACGAGGACTCCCTCCTACAGCCTGTTGTTTCGCCACCACTAGGGAACAACAAAATGAGGACTCCAGCCGGGGTGAAAACGACAGCAGGATAGACCCCTCAAGGCAAGCCCACACCCTACAGGTGGCGAAACGGTGGGGGGACTCAGAGACCCAAAACACTCTCTAACTCTACTACTAACATCTCCCACCGGAGAACAACAAAAAACTTTCTACTTGCGTATAACTTGTTGTAACGTAACAACTACCGGTAAATATTTATCCATACAGTGGATAGAATCTATCCATATGTTAGCCACACGTACATACCTAAAATAATAGGTTCCTTATGTTAGTGAGGGTGATAAAATTGTCAGGCAGTGAGTAGTTCAAACGGTAGATGGAACGGTGTACCCGTGTCCGATAGGTGTTCGAATCACCTCTTGCTGCCACCTACGATTTTAATGATAAGTTTATTCCCGCTTAGTTCAGTGGTAGAACGCTCGGCTGTTAACCGAGAAGTCGATAGTTCGAATCTATCAGTGGGAGTTGCTACCCTAGTAGAGGCCTGATAATATTGTCATGAACAAATTAAAGAAAGGCTCCAGAAAACCCGACTAATTGTTCAACTATGGTAAAGTGAGTGTGCCACCGCAAGGTGAGCATCAACAAGAACAACAACTCACAACCAACAGGAAGACCACTCGGCACTCGTCATGCTTAGTGGTTTTTTTGGCACTAGGCTTATGACAATGTTGTCAGGGGAGGGGTAAAGTTTTTAGAGGGTCACCCCCAAAGTTTTTATACCCCTTTAACTATAACCAAATTAACAATATTAATATATATACGCACGTTCGAAAGGTATATGGTATACTGACAATGTTGTCAGGAGGATAGCACCAATGAAACTAGTGGATTTTTGTAGAGATAGTGACGTAGCCGTAGCCATCAACAAGGCTAACAATGGCACGTATGATGTGTCGTTTCAAGGTTGTGATGCTGCTGAAGGGTTAAACATTTACGAAGCGTGGCTTATGGTCCGTAACGCACAACTGAATGACCTCAAAGTACCAACAAAGTTTGTACACGAGTTCGCACACCTTGCAATTCAACACGCTCATAACAATGCCCCTAACTGGGTAATGGACGTAGAGAAACTAAAAACGGCAGTATCAAAGTACGAAAACAAGTACAACAAGGTAGAGGTGTCAAATGCTGAATAGTGTAGTTATTATTGGTCGGCTCGTTGCCGACCCAGAGCATCGCGAAACAAACACCGGCAAGGGTGTTGCTAATATGCGTATCGCTGTAGACCGTAAAGGTCGTGAGAAGGAAACCGACTTCTTCTCCGTTACAGCGTGGGGTCAAACGGCAGATTTTGTGTGTACATACCTGCAAAAGGGGCGACTTGTAGCAGTTCAGGGTAGATTGCAAGTACGTTCTTATAAGGATAAAGAAAATGTACAACGCCAGTCTTATGAGATTGTTGCAGATAGTGTCCAGCCACTTGATAGTCGTAAAGATGGAGTCGGAAGTCCAATGGTTGCGGCTGCTGCTGAGAGTGATGAGATATCTGACCCGTTTGCTGACTAATATGCTAGGATAGTTTCATGCCCTACGTTACCAAAGCAAGACCATATGAGAAGGAATACAAGCAACAGGTCGCTCGCGCAGAGCATCCGGCTCGTATGGAACGCCAGAAGGCGCGTAGGGTAATGGACGCTAAGGGTGTTGACCGTAAAGGTATGGACATCGACCATAAAGTGCCATTGTCAAAGGGTGGAACAAACAAGCCATCTAACCTTGCGCTCAAAACACCTAGCCAAAATAGGTCCTTTTCTAGGAACTCGGACCATTCTGTTAAAGTCAATAAACCAAAAGCAAAATGAGTTAAGTTTCGCTAGGCGATACGTTTGGTATCCATTGATTCAAAGGCACTAGGAAGTCCAGCGGTACTTGTACACACATATGTACATCCCATTGGTCCCTAGTGTTTTTTGTTCTTCCACCTAGATGTGGTAAAAGATTGGGCATATGGTTTACGTCTCCAACATATATGCCGTCAGTAAACTCAAAGATAATGAACGCGGAACCCTCGAAAGAACGCAGATACGACCATTTGGGTTCACTGAGAGTAGCATCGGGATAAGTCCCGAACTTATGTGTTCGACGCTTATATTCAGCAATGGCTGTCCATTTACCGATTTTAAGGGTGAAGTCGTGCTTACTGTACTTAGCCTCATCAGTGACAGTGTTGTCCCCAAAGTACAGAAACAAACGAGCGGAGAGTTTGTCGGCTGCACGTAACTGCCACATACGGTCATTTTCAGATTCGTACGTGGCTCTCATGCTACTTTAGACCTTTACGGATATTAACCCATTCAGATACGGCTCGTACAACTCGCCTATCTTCTCCGTGGTACTCAAACTTGTCGTAGATATTCTGATAGTGGAAGTACACAGTTCTACGCCGGACACCCATCGCTTCTGCTATTTGACGAGCAGTCAAACCTTTGGATGTAAGGTTGAGAACTTCTTCTTCTTTAGATGACAGATGTTTCATCCACGCACTCATTTTTCGGTAGCCCGTTGACGTAACGTGTTAACCTGCGTTGACGCTCGGACATCGTCTTCATAGAAGTAAAAAACTGCCCGTTGAGTGCCATTTGCGTAGTGTTCACAATGATAAACAGCGTATTTCCAATCAGGATGCTTAGTAATACGAGCAAGATGAACGGCAATAAAATGACCGAGACACTTGCCGTTAATGCAACCCTCTTCACAGTATTGCTTACCTTCAAATTTATCATCCCACTTTATGGTGGTTATGGTTCCACCGCGTTGTACGATAGTACGGTCTGTATGTTCATTTGCCATATTGACAAGTGCTGATACATATAGAGCATCATCGGTACTTGTAATCATTCGTGCCATATGACAAGTTTATCAGGTGCGAAGGGTTGTGTACCTGATATAGACTGCAAAAGGTGTAATTATGGGCGTTGTAAAAAAGTATCAGGACCCTAAAGGCGGACTCAATGCAGCAGGTCGCGCTCACTTTAAACGCGAGACTGGTGCAAACTTGAAGCCACCGGCTCCTGCTCCAAAGACAAAAGCAGATGCAGGACGTAAAGCATCGTTCTGCGCTCGTATGTCTGGGATGAAAAGTAAGTTAACATCTGCTAAAACGGCTAACGACCCGAATAGTCGTATCAACAAATCTTTGAGAGCGTGGAACTGTAAGTAATGGCTGAAAAATATCCGCAAGGGTTAAAGAAGAACCCAATTAAAGTTGTCAACCCAAATGGCTCTATTACGAAATACAATTCCTACCGCGAAGCAATGGATGTTACCGACAATATGGGTAAAGCGGTGGCTAATGAACATTTTAGTCCACTCGGAGGACAAGATGCGTTTGCTAAAGCCGACAAACAAGCCCGTAAACAAGGATATGACCGACCTAATCTTGGTGGCTTAGAACCGGTTATGGATAAACTTCGAACCACAGGTGATACTGTCGAAAAACATAATGCTGATTGGATGACTAAAACCGCTTCTAAGAAGTCTGGTGACAACTCGTTCAAACCGTATCAATCTGTTCTGCCTACATTGAGCAAACAGATTATGAAAGAAAATGGTAAACGCAAGTAATGATGGGAAGTATGAACAAGCATATTAATCGACTTAGTATGCGGGACCTACTAGGCGTTGAGCGTAAAGAACACGGCCTAAAAGAACCGCAGACAATGGCTCAACAGCAACAAATGGAAAAGAAAGAGCATAATCTTAAAGGCACACCAACACGTGCTAAGGTTATGGCTGCTGAAAGTGCTGAACACTATGTAGGGATGAGAAGTATTAGCAGTAAGGGTACTTCCGCAAGTCGTGCAAAAGCCACTGCAATCTATAAAGGAAAATCAAAGTAATGCCACAAGGAATGCCTTACCCTAAAGGGGATATGGCGATGGGAAAAAAGAAGTCGATGTCTGAAATGATGGGTGTCGAAAAGTCTGGCGAAAAGAAGCCAATGCCAAAGGGTAAAGGTGGAAAGAAACCATTGCCACCATTTATGAAGGGTAAGTAAAATGCCACAAGGACGAATGACTGAAGAGCAAGCCTACGCACTTGCTAAACAGCAGCGAAAAGCCAACGACTTGCGTCGAGCCGGTGGTAGCACTGGTGGTTTTAAAGGCATTGAAAAACCCGGTGAAGCCGTTCAAGTAATGATGAATGGTAGGAAAGCATTTATCAGTGGTAGTGCTATTACTGATGATAGTGGTCCAGCAAAATCACCACGTAGTTTTTTAAACGATATTGGAGATGCTGCCGCAAAAAGTCGGCAAGTATATGCAAATCGTGATGCTGGAATGCCATCTAAGTCTACTCCTGTTGCTACTCCACCAGAACGTAAAGTGAATATGCAATCAGGTATGGGAAATACCAATCCTAAAGAAGCATTTAAGGAAAAACCATCTATTGCTCAAGGAATGCTTGCATCAAATCCACTTGAGTACATCAAGAAAACACCCGGCGCAATGAACAGTGCATTGGGTTTTGGTACAGATATGCTTAAGCGCGGTCTTGAGAAAAATACCGGAATGATTAAACAGGATTATATTGACCGTCTTAAAGGGTCTGATGTATTTCGAAAGTTAGATTCGGCTTCTCAAGGTCATGTGATGAACGCCTATCAAAAGTGGTTAGGTTCTCAATCAGCCTTTAATGAAGGTAAGCGCAAGACTATGGCTGTTGATAAAGACTTTAACCGAACATTTGGTCAAGCGTCAGACGGAGTTTCTTAGTCTAACTTAGACGAGTTAACAACGCGAAGGACATTGTCAGCAGTGTCAGTGTCCTCTGTCAAATGATAAGTTAAGTACCATAGTGCTTTCATCAGGTCTTCTCTGATGGAGGCATTTTGTTTTTTACCGGCACGACAGATGTACTTAAGAACATTACCTAGTGAAAAGTCGAGTCCCCATTCAGTAATCAACTCAATAGGTTGAATGTCAGTCTTACGGTAATGCTCGTTCATATCTGTAGTATACTGTAAATATTGTCATGCAGATAGAAGAAGAAGCCGGTGTTAGATACCGAATAGGACCTAAAGGTGGACGTATACGCCTATGCGATTACCTCCTGCCTGATAAAGGTATCAAGTGTTGTGTACCTGCCATTAAAGAGCAGACGATGTGTTCTAAACACGCTGGTCAAATGGAAAAAGTTACCAACCGGCTAGACTTTAAAACAGGATTGTATTCAGTACAGCGCAAACGATTTTCTACGGTAGGCTCAAAACTACTGGAGCGCGTTAACGAGTTACGCGATGACCCAGAACTATTTTCACTCAAAGATGATGCTGCTTATATCACTGCAATTATGGATGCACGTGCCGAGGCTGCTGCCGAAGGCGTATCGTACGAACAGTATAAAAAGATAAAGACTATATACAAACAAGCAAGCGATGCATATGGCACTGAAGAGTTTGATGACTTGTTTAAGTCTATTGGTGTAGCCTTAAATAGTGTGATGGATGAGTATCAGGCAAGTAAAGATGTCATTGAACTTATTGATGTACGCAAAGACATTGTTGAGGCTGAACAACGTATACTTCACGCTAAGGCATACACGTTAGAGGTTGACCAAGCGTTTTCTCTAGTTATGCAAGTAGTTGATGTAGTGCTTAAGAACGTACACAACCCTGATGAAGTGCAAGCCATTAAAAGTGGTGTAGGCAAACTGATGAAGGTGTACGAGAATCCCGAAGATGTAATGGATGCAGTAATTGTCAGCGAAGAGTAACGTAAACACTAGGCTAACCCCAAAGGCGTTGAAGAAGTTCATACGTCCGGATAGACCTTTGAGTGCTTCACTTCTAGAGGCAATGACTGAACGCTTTGACAATCAGATGGATGGCGGTGACTTTGATACAGGTCATGCAGTACCAATTGATGGCAACGAACTTCCGTACGATAGATGGTTAAGAACTTACGCTCCACACGCTGCATCATCTCCACTGGGAGAACATCATATACGTGCGTGGGAATGGGCAGAGAGTATTACTTACGGTAGTCCTCCGCCTGCGCTTATTGAGTGTTGGTTTCGTGGTGGTGGCAAGTCTACTACAATGGAACTCATATCAACACGTTTAGCAGTCAAGGGGTCTCGTCGGTTCTTGTTGTATGTGTGTGCTACGCAGGATGCTGCAAACCGTCACGTCAATGACATTGCAACAACAATGGAACGATGTGGTGTAGAGCGAGCCGTCAATAAGTACGGTTACTCTAAAGGTTGGAATGCACAGAAACTTCGTACGGCCAATGGATTCAACGTACTAGCATTTGGGCTTGATACTGGCGCACGTGGTGTGAAGTTAGACCATATTCGTCCTGACATTATTATTCTTGACGACATTGATGAACTCAACGATAGCGTCAATCGCGTACAGAGGAAGATTAGTACAATCACTCAGACTATCTTGCCTGCTAAGTCTACGGATTGTGCCATTGTGTTTGTGCAGAATAGAATCCACTCTAACTCTGTAATGAGTCAGGTACTAAGTGGTGAACTAGATATGCTTCAGGACCGCATACAAAGTCCAATCGTGCCAGCAATTCAAGATTTGGAATACAAGCCCATTGAGCGAGAAAACGGGCGTATGGGATACGTTATTACAGGTGGTAAAGAAACGTGGTCACACAAGTCAGTAGAGATATGTCAACGAGAAATTGATGACTTTGGACTAATTGCATTCTTACGTGAGTGTCAACACGAGGTTGGTATTGGCGGTCGGTTCTTTCCTCAGTTTAGGGAATTTGGTCCGAACGGTGAAGAGTGGCACGTCATTGATTCAATAACACCTGAGCCTTGGTGGAGATTCTGGGCAAGTCATGACTTTGGTACAAATAGCCCTTGTGCGTTTATTTTGTATTGTAGCGATGACAAAGAAAACATCTACGTTATTGGTGAATTCTATGAGCCGGGACACGTATCATCTTCGCAAGCCGACAAGGCTCTTCTCCTTCTGGAGAAACTAAAACTGGGTGAACCACAAGACAAGCGTTTTAGAGATGGCAAGTGGAATACTAAACTAGAGGCAATCGCGTTTGACTGGGCGAATACCTTTCCTCCGGAAAGTGCTGACCAACGTATTGGTGAATACCCAGTTGAAATCTGGTGGCGTAAAAATCTACCTGCTGTACGTGCTGTAAAAGACCGTAAGGCTGGTTGGAGGCGTGTGCAAGAATGGTTGAACTCATCACGTATGGAACAAAACGGTGACAAACGTGTACCAAAACCTCGTATACAGATTGTAAAGAATGCTTGCCCTAACCTAATCAAAGAACTGGGTAAAGCGATGGCAGACCCCAAAGACCCAGAAGACCTTGATAGTGGTACAAAACTAGACCACGCATTAGACTCGTTCCGGTATGGTTTGATGTGGAGAGAATATCCTGTTACCTGCCCTGAAACAGAAAAACCAAAAATGTGGAAACCATTATGGTCAAAAGACAAGGAACGTGAAGAATGGCTTTAACTTTTATTGTCAGTATGACTCTTACCTTATTGACAGTCATTGCGATTAGTTGTGGTATGACTGTGTATGAATTACACTGCATTCGTCGCGATAAGTCTGTAGAACAGCGGCGTATTGTCAAGGATACTTATATCTAATGCTCAGACCACCAAACAATAACCGACAACCAAATGGCATGAATCCTATGCAAGGATTGTCTGGGATGCCTAATATCCTAAACAGTATTGCCCAGCGATTGCAACCACAACCTCGTGTTATGGCATTTGAACAACGGCTAGAAGACGGAGTACCCGGTGCTTCTAAAGCAAAGAACCTTTCAATACGCAACGAGAAAGACCTCGGACTTGACCACAACAAAAACGAGTGGGGAGTAGAACCAAAGTCTCAACCACAAGAAGCAAAACGTATTGTTGATTACGTGCGTGAACAGTTTACGTTGGCACACCGTTCCCGTATGGAAATGGAACTTGAGTGGTCAATGGCAAACGCTTTCTTCGAAGGAAGACAGTGGTTCCGTATCTCTAGTCAAACACGTAATCTTGTACAACTGCAAAATCCAAATGAGCCTAACCGTTATATTACTGTTAATAAGATGCGTCCACTCATTGATGGTGTCGTTGGTAAGTTGACGCAGGTTGGTCCGGATGCAAGGGCTGTTCCCCTATCGGAGAATGAGAAAGACCGTCTTGCGGCTGATGAAGCGAATGCTATTAATGGTCACTACAATCGTAAGTTTGGACGTACTACACAGTTGAAAGAACGTGTTCGCTGGGCGTGTGTTACCGGAACGTCTTATCTAAAGATTTACTGGGATGCACGTAGTGAACAGATTATGCCAACGTTTAGTCCTGATGACGGGTCTATTACGGGATATGAGCGATTGCCACTCGGTGATATACGAGAAGAGATTCTGCCTTGTTTTGATATTTTCTTAGACCCAACGGCTAAACGCGATGATGATGTACGGTGGCTTATTCATGCCTCTGCTAAACCATTGAGTTGGTTTGTAGATAACTGGGGTGAACAGGGTAAGTTGGTTATGCCGGATGCTCTGCAAGGGTCTAATGCGTCATACGTTGATGCATACCTTGAAGGAGGTAATGGCAGTGGAAATGGATGGGTTCCGCCGTCTACAGCAAGACTGGCTCAAGTTGATGCCAGAAAGAAAGCAGCGATTGTATACGAATACTGGGAGAAACCTACTGCTCAATATCCTGATGGACGTTTTATTGTTAGCACTAACAGCGTGTTGCTTCATGCTGGACCGTGGCTGTACAAAAAGAAAGATGAGTTTCCATTCATCCCACTCAGGTGGCAGCCGCGTAGTGGTGTACCGTACGGTCACTCGCTAGGGTTTGACTTGTGTCCGTTGCAGCAAACGTACAACCGATTGTATTCACGTATGCTTGAGCAGTTTGAAATGCAAAAAGATTACGTTATGACAGAACGTCTAAGTGCAGTTGGTGCAGATGCGTTTGACCAAACTGGCGATGATGTTAAAGATGAAAATCGCACGTATCGCAAAATCTATTACAATCGTGGCTCACATCCTCCGCAGGTATATCGAACACCGGGTGTAGGCGGAGACTTATTTCCACTACTTCAATATCTTGAAAAAGACATGATGGATATTGCAGGATTGCATGATGTGTCGCAAGGGCAAGCACCAGCGGGTACACCAGCCGAAGCAGTAACGTTATTGCAACGCGCTGACAATACACAACACTCATTTATACGTGCTGACATTGAAGAGAGCGCAGCCAAAATTAAAGAGTGGGAAATTGCGCTCGTTGACCAGTTTGGTGTAGCACCATTTATTGGCAACGTTGATGAACAGAACAATCCTAAAGAAGACTTGCAACAGGGTGTTGTAACTTTTGAACATATTCGTAATGGCGGTCAGTTTAGGATTGTATATGTCCCCGGTTCTACGATGGAAGATAGCCCTGACCAAAAGTTACAAAAGGTTATTGCTTTACGACAAATGGGATTGTTTGGTGACCCACAAGACCCAGCAACAAATAGATTAGTTATCAGTATGCTTGACCTACCTGATACCTCAAAGATTCTTCAGCACCTCGACAAACAAGAGGAACAAATGGCTGCACAAGCCCAGATGATGCAAGAGCAGATGGCGCAACAGGCGCAGGCTCAAGCACCAACGGGTAAGCAATTTGACCCAGAAGCCGAGCAGATGAAGGCAGAACTTGATATCCAAAAGAATCAAGCGGCAGTGCAGAATAAACTGCAAGCCGACCTCGAAAAGATGCGTGAACATTCACGTCTTCAGCAGGACAACGTGGCAGCAAAGGGTATCGCAGAGGTATCCGCCGAAAGATTGCGTCACGAAGTTCTTCCACAGAAACCGCCAACTAATGGCAATAAGTAACAATTAGGAGTATAACCAATTTGTCAGACGAGACGATGATACCTACGCCCGATTCATCAGCGGGTGCGTCAGACGGTTACGGCATTGGTAATGCCATTTTGGACGAAGTTCGTGGTGCCGCCGACTACGATTCTTTTAGCACTCCGGGCGTAAACGATGGTGCTGATGTCCTAGCGGATGACTCCGCATATGATTGGTCGCAGGACCAGTCTCACATCACTGACGTAAACGATACCGACAGAGGACCTATTCCTTACGACCGCTTTAGGGAAGTAAACGAACAGGCTCGTTCTGCAAAACATGAGTTAGACCAATGGTCTGACATCATTCAGGAGTTCCGGCAGCAAGGTTTCAATTCGGCTGCAGACCTTCGTAAGGCTGCAAGTCAACGTGAAGCCGCAATGCAGGAAGAGTCAATCCGAACTCGTTATCGTGAACTGGAACAGCAAGAACTTGTAGACCCGCAAACTGCAAATCTACAGTTGGAGGCTGAACTAGAACGATTCAGATATCAGCAGGCGATGTCTCAAGTGAGTCATTATATGATTCAGCAAGAGCGTCAAACAGCCGTTGCCCAGTACCCACTAGCACAGCAAGCACCTGCAATGGTCGAGAGTTTGATTAATCGTGGGGTTCCACCTCAAGAAGCAGTCAAGATTACTCACGAGCAGATAGCGAATCTTCGAAAGTCAATCCAGTCAGATGTTACTAAGCAAGTTGCACAAGGACGTAATAGTCCGATGCCAACCGGTCGAGGTAACTCAGCACAACCAGTGGTAAACGGAAATATGCCGCAAGGCGGACGGTCAACACTATCCGCACTGATGGGCATTGGAAGAAATCGCAACTCGGTCTAAGGGGCAGTAACTATCTAGCCTTTTAGACCATTGAAAGGCTAGATAGATGGCTATTGATTTTAATGGTGCATTAACGCTGGCGGACCACGCCTCGCTGTCGAATGACCCCCTCGTCAAAGAAATTACAAAGTCCCTCCACCAAACGTGGAACGCTCTTAAGGATGTCCCGCTTTACACAAGCCCGTCCTTGAAGCAAGTTGGAATGCGGTACCTTAACCAGAACATTCCTCTTCCTAACTGGACTGGTGTTAACTCCGAACCGGTTGCGGTTCGTGGCAAGCCTAAGTCCTATGAAGAGTCGATGTATCTTATTCGTAATAAGATTCTTGTTGACCACGTACTGCTTGACCAGCCAAACAACATCATCGACCCAATCGAAGCACAAGTAAACATCTTCCTCGAAGGTTTTGCTTACGATTTTAATGACAAGTTCATTAACAACGACCCGTCGAACGTAGCCACCGGTAACTCCGCTGACTGTTTTCCGGGTCTTGCATATCGTATGAACAACTTTGCAGACTATGATATTCCTTCTGAAATGGATATCGCCTGTACTGGTGGTTCTGCTGACCTTTACACCAACTCGTCTGCTGTTGCCAACAACTTCATCTATCAGATGCAGTTCCTGCTTGACAACATGAATAGCCCAGATGGTGACGGCGTTGTCTTCTATATGAACGAAGCAACCAAACGCCGTATCGAACTTAACATTCGTGTTATGGGTATTGGTGCTGGTTTTGATATTACTCAGGATTCCTATCAGCGTCCTGTAGAGAAGTACAAGAATGCTACTATCCGTACAGTCGGACGTAAGGCAGACGGTACTACTCACGTAATTGCTGACACTCTTAATAACGGTGTTTCAAACGATGCCGGTAAGTGTTCCCACATTTACGCTGTTCGGTACGGAACCGGTTATGTTCAAGGATGGCAGAGCGGTCCATTCAAGCCTACCTACCTCGGACTCTCCAAAGAGAATGGCATCATGCACAATGTTGTCTTCGACTGGGGCGTGGGGCTTTGGGTCCCACACGTTCGTGCAATCGGTCGCTTGAAGGTTCGTGTAACCTCCTAATAGGAGAAAGGAACTTCTTAAATGGCTAGAGACGCAAAACTTGTTTTTCAGTTTGTCCAAAATGCCGGTACTGTGGGTTCCGGAATTGGCGTTGTGCAAAATGCAACAGCAACAGCAACAACTCCATTCAACTCTTCGTACCTTTCTGTACCAGCAAGTATGAATGCTAATGGATTTGTACGTGCAGTATCTAATGCAATGAACCGTTCTGGTTTTCGCGACCAAACGGCTGACCAATCCGCAATTAGTACATCAAACTCAGTAGTATCTGCAATTGCCAATGACCCGTCTGTATTTGGTAATACAGAAATGTACGTATCATATGCTCGTATTACTTATGGGTATGCATTCCCAGCCTCGCCGGTTGGTGTGTTTTATCTTGTAGTTGAAGGAGCATCTGATTCTGGTACGGGTACTGCTGGTACTGACTGGACACCAATTGGTAGTTCGATTGGTATAACTCCAACGTCTACATTGTTGGGTACAGCAGCAAACACCACACTGGTAAGCGGATTGGCTACGTTTAGTGCAGCACACAACTTGAGCGTTGGTCAAATGGTTGTTTTTACAGCAGGTACATCACCAGCAGGATTTGCTTTAGGGCAACCACTGTATGTTGTATCAATACCAGCCAATTCAACAACAACTGCTAACCTAGGTACAGTACCAAACGTGCTAAATACAGGTTTGGGTATTACAGGCGGTTCAGGAACTGTAATTGGTGTTGTTAGTCCAAACGGTAATCCGGGCGGTAAACGTATGGTGTCAATCTCAATTTCACCTACTAACAAACCTTGGTTGCGTATTGCCCTACACGCCTTCGGTACAGGTTCTGCTCCTGTACAGTATTCAGGTGTATGGATTCAGGATGCGTTTGTTACAATCTCACGCGATTCTGCTGCAGTCGCATAACATAAAGAAGGGGAGTCGAAAGGCTCCCTTTTGGAGGATTTAAATGGCTCGTGATAACCAACTGAAATTTACTTTCAGTACTGTGAGTGCCGGAACCAACCTTATTGGTGTGCAAACCACACTCGGTGGACGTTCCGGTGCTATGAAACTTATAGCAACTGCAAGTAACTGGGCAATTGGATACAGTGATGCACTTAACGCCACTCGTTTCCGCGACCAAATTGCTGACCAATCTTTGCTTGTTTCACAAACTGTTACTAGTGCAATTACCGGTGACAACCCTGTTATTGGCTCAACTAGTGATTACAACTACTACCTTCGTGCCGCAGTTGGTGTCGCAGGTATGTTTGGACCAGCACCTTGTCAAATTATTGTTCAAGGTAATGATGGTGTTTCAGGTTCTGCTCCAACGCAAACAGACCTTAACTGGTTGCCAGTTTCTGGTATTGGAACGTGTGCATCAAACTGTACAGCAACCGCGTTAACAACAAGTGGTACAACCGGTGGATTTACAGTTGCATCCGGTACGACACCTATAGTCGGTTCTATTTATATTCCATCTGTGATTGCATCGTCTGGTTTGACTGCTGGAACACCGTATCTTGTAGGACCATCTTCGACGTTGTATACCCTTGCAGGTGCAGCACTATCTGCTCTGACAACGGCAAACGCTACGTCAGGTGTAGTTGGACAGTTCGGAACTACCGGTACTATCAGCGTAAGTAGTTTTGTAGCTGGTACGCAGGTAATTACCGGTGATGTAACGCCATCAGTCGGTGATTTTATAACTGTTGTTACAGCGGGTACGTGGACTTCGGGTCCATCTGCTGCAGCCACGTATGTTGTAGATTCAGTTACAACAACCGGTGGTTTTACAGTTAAAACCTTTGGTTCTACCGCTGTAACTGCTTTTGGTGCATACACCTCTGGAACAGTATTTGTACGATGGGCATTTGACCGTAACCCATATATTACGGTTAGTAACACTGTAACAAGCAATGCTTTTTCGGTTACTGCCGGTGCTGCTGGTTCTAACGCAGCAGGACACGGTTTGCAGGTAGGCTCTATTGTTTACTTGTATTCTGGAAGTACCAGTGGTGTATCGTTGACTACGGACCAACCATATTATGTAAACTCAGTTCCATCAAACACTACGTTTACAGTGGCAACTACAATCAACGGTGCAACACTTGCAGTTACCGGTGCAACATCGGCTGTATTTGCAGTACAACGTGCATCAAAAATTGTAAACGTGCAGATTGCAAAAACGTCTCGTGCGTGGATGCGAGCAGCATTGTTGCAAACTAACAGTACTACTGCACAAGTTGGGTATGCTTCATTCCTCTATGCTGACCTTTCAATGGGCAGGGATTCCGCACAGGTAGCGTAACAATGACACTGGCTGACATCAAACAAAAGGTTCGTATGGTTGGCTTGCATCACTTTGGTAGCAAGCAGGACCTTGACCCTTTTGGTCTCGAATACCTCATATTGGAAACGGCTAATGAGATAGCCCGTAAAACAGACTGCCTCTTTGGTCGAAGGTATTTAGATTTGGTAGCCGGTCAGGAAGAGTATTGCTCCCCCGATGTATATCACATTAGGGGAGTATTCCTCTTAGATGTAAATCAAGATGTATATCGTCGTATGCTGTTAATGAACTTTGCAAACCGCAAGGTAGACCGCATTCGAGAAGACAACTCTCAAACATCGCTTGATACTGCATTGCTTTATGGAATGAATCGCATTGGGTTTGCGCCAGTGCCTACAGATGCAGTTACAAACGGTGTTATGTTGGAAGGCTATTGCCAGCCGGGAAGTATATGGCAATATGACACCTCCGGAAACCCAGTGGCTCTTGCTGATACTCAAGAGTGTCCGTTACCTAATGTCTCCCACGACTGCCTTGTTTACGGAGTACTTGCAGCACGAGCAATGCAAATGATGGAGCCACAAGTACTAGCAATGTATAAAGCAGAATACCTAGAACGTCTCGGTATGGTTGAAGGATGGGCGGCTACTTACGCACGAAGGACAGTTTAATGTCTACAGCAAGCGCACTATTACAGGAAACACTACGACTGCTCAACGAGACATCCTTAGATTCGTCATCGTTAGGCGAACTCGGTAATGGTAGTGGTGGCATTGCAGTCACAACATCAACAACTATCACTGATTACTTGAATGAGGCTATTGCAGAAACGTGTAGGTCTTGCGTCTATGTCCCCGGTAAAGGAACAATTACGCAAACTAATCCAATCATCAATATGCATGATTTAAGTATGGTTATTGCATATGTTGAAACGCCAGCAAACGAATTAAATGACGCTACTGGTATATGGTTTCCACTTACGGTTCTTGCAGGTTCAAGCAGTTTGATTCACTGCTCAGAACCAACATTACGTGCATACTCACAAAACTTTGAAGCGGATGCTACTGGTACTCCTAAGTATTGGTTTAGGAATGGGCAGAACAACATTCGTGTCTATCCTGCTCCTGCTAGTAGTACGGCGTTTACTATTTATGGTTGTGGAACAATTGCTAACCTCACAGCCAATGATTCAACTAAAACTGTAACGATACTTCCTGATGATACTCAGTTAAAAATGTGGGCTTCTTATGCGGCTTATAAGATTGCTCTTAAGAATACCGATGACCCTTCTGTAGCCCAACGCGCGTTCTGGGGCAATTGGTACAACGAAACAAGAATGAGACTATGGGCAAGTATGGACCACTTCCTTAAACTACCCGGCTCACCTTTTGCTATCCCACCAGTAACGGGCGGTCAGTAATGGAACTCAAGGATTATCTACCCACGCTTTTAGGCATTATCTTCAGTGCTATGGTTACAGCGTTCACAACGGTGCGTCGAGTTGATAGACTCGAACTAATGATACAGAACCTTAGTCAAAATACTGATAGGCAGTTCAGTGACCTGAAAGATAGCGTAGACCATATCCGGTTAGAAATTAACTCACTCGACAAAGAGTTGCAGAATGTCAAAGAAAGATTACGTGTGTTAGAGGAAAAAACCAAATGAATATCCAAACATTGTCTTTGAGCCGTCTGTTTGTAGTTTCGCTGATTGCTTTTGTCAGCACTTTTGCAACGTATATTGCAACTGTAATGCAAACGTCTAATGCAACTTCTATTGACCAGTTGATGCAAGTCCTTAAGGTAGAAGCCTTAAAAGCATTTAGTATTGCAGCATCTGCTGCACTTGCATCTATCATTGCATTTTTCACTCGTCCTGATGCGGTTATGCCAGCAAATAGTTTGACTTCGTCTGTGCAAGAAGCAAAGAAAAATGATTAGTATGGGCGCAGTGCTGGCGTTGTACGGCTCGAAGGCGGTAGCGGCTGGTGTCTCCGCTGCGGTCAGTTCTGTGCTGGCGTTCCTTACGATGCCGTTTAGCGGTACGCAGATGAATGCACTGAAGGTGGGCAAATGAACTTTCAGACTCTTGAGATAACAAACAACCCACAGAACCCAGCAGACTACATCGTGAAGGGCATTATCACAAATGATGCAAACGAACCGATTGCAGACTTTGGATCTGATGGGACATCTGTATTTGCTTGGTGGGCGCAACAGGATTCTACTTG